ATATAAAAGAGCTAGATATTAAGTTATTAGCGAAAGGACGTATCTTACCCCATTCGGTTGGTAAGCACAGTCTCGAAAGTTGGGGACAGCGTTTACAATTTGAGAAAGGCGATTTCAATAAAGCCAACGATTGGTCGTCTTTTTCAAACGAAATGTTAGAGTATTGTATTCAAGATACTAAAGTTACTTCAAAACTGTACGAAAAATTTCTATCTAAAAAGTTTAGTAATCACTCAATTAATTTAGAACATCAAGTAGCTTTTATTTTAAACGAGCAAGAACGAAAAGGTTTTGCGTTTGATGAGAAAAAAGGTTTTGAATTACATGGTAAATTATTAAAGAGATCAACAGATTTAAAAAAACAATTAGAAGATGTATTTAAGAGTTGGACGGTAGATTTAGGTATGTTTACCCCTAAAGTTAACTCGACAAAATACGGATATACTAAAGGTGTACCCGTTAAAAAAACAAAAGAAGTTTTCTTTAATCCATCTTCTCGTCAACATATTGCAAATAGGTTAATAACTTTAAGACAATGGAAACCTGAAAAATTTACACCGACAGGTCAACCAATTGTTGATGAAGAAACTTTAAGTAAATTAGAATACCCAGAAGCTAAAATATTAGCAGAGTATTTAAGTTTAGAAAAAAGATTAGGTATGTTAGCTGACGGTAAAAACGCTTGGTTAAAAGTAGTGAGAAAAGGTCGAGTGCATACTTTTTATGTAACTAATGTCATTACAGGAAGAATGTCTGCACGTTCACCTAACTTACAACAAGTGCCTAGTATACACAGTTTCTATGGCAAAGAATGTCGAGAATTGTTTGTACCTTCGGTCGGGAAAGTGCTCGTTGGAGCAGATGCTTCAGGAATTGAAGCTAAATGTTTAGCCCATTATATTTGTAATTATAAAGGTGGAAAAGAATATAAGGATTTAATTTTAAACGGTGACATTCATACTTATAATATGAACGCAGTTAACTTGAATGATAGACAACTTGCAAAGACTATGCTTTACGCAATACTTTATGGTTGTTCATTTAAAAGGTTATCACAAATTTTAAAAGTACCCTTACATGAAGGTAAACAAATTTTAGAAAAATTCTATACACAGTTACCTTTCTTAAAAGAAATCAAAAATGATTTACTAATGAGAATTGAGGACGGTGGAGAGATAAGAGCAATCGATAAAAGAATATTAACGATAAGATCAGGACACGCAGCTTTAAATAGTTTGATTCAAAGTTGTGCTGCGATTGTTATGAAAACAGCTTTAGTTATCCTTTGGGAAAAATTAAAAGATAAAGACGCATTTGTTGTAGCGAACATTCACGATGAATTTCAAATAGAAACCACGAAAGAGTTGGCAGAAGAAGTAGGTCAAATTGCAATCAAATCAATCCAAGAAGCAGGCGAGCAACTTAAACTCCGAGTTCCCCTTGCAGCAGAATACAAAGTCGGAAGAAACTGGGCAGAAACCCACTAACCCTAAATGGCGTAAATGGGCTTCAAATGCCTTATGTAACCAACGTATTAGAAAAGGACACGACTGTGGTTTAACTATAAGTCAGTTAATTGCTATCGTTCCTGCGTATTGTCCTTGCTGTAGTCAACAGTTAGTACCTCAAGGAAAGCAAAGTAACTCACCTACAGTTGATCGTTTAGATAGTCGTAAAGGTTATAAATTAGATAACATTTGGATTATTTGTCATAGCTGTAATTCGATTAAAAGTAACGCCTTAAAACCCTTAACTTTATACCGTGTCGCTGACGCTTGGTATGTCAAATTAAAAGAAAGAAAAAAATCATGCAAGTAATTTTAGTTTTAACAGATGTAAAAAATAAAGAAGGACAAAGTAGAGTAACTTTTTCTATGTTCGAAAAACCTCAACCAGATGAACCTCTTGATGAAAGTTTATTAGATAGCCCCTCAATTCAATTAGGAACAATGTTGTCAGCGTTTTTAAAAACAATCGAACAGCACGGTAAAACTTTTATTAATACAGTTATTTCAGAAGAAAGAAAAAGACGATATTCAAAAGACGATTTCAGACATCACATAAAAAAATACGACAATGTTATTGAAATAGATTTAATGAATTTTAAACCAAAAGGAAAAGGTAATTAATGAGTACACTATTAATAGATGGAGATATAGTAGCATATCAAATAGCATTTAGAACAGAAGAAGCTATTAGATGGGATAATGGAATATGGACTTTACATTCAGATGAAAAAGATTGTATTAGATTTATTGAAGAATGGTTTTCAACATTAGTAGCAGATACTCAATGTGAAAATGTAATAGTAACTTTTTCTGATAAAGAAAATTTTAGAAAAAAGATATTAGAAGATTATAAAGCTAATCGTAAAGATCAGCGAAAACCTTTAACTCTTAAATTTTGCAGAGAGTACATTACTAAAAAATGGAAAACTTATGTAAAGCCTACTTTAGAAGCTGATGATGTATTAGGTATTTTAGGTACTTCCAATTCTATCAAAGGTACTAAAATTATTGTTACAACAGATAAAGACTTAGATCAAATTACAGGTCTACATTATAATCCAGTTAAAAAAGAATTTTATAAAATTTCTAAAAAAGAAGCTGATTACAATTTTTATTTTCAAATTTTAAAAGGGGACAGTACCGATAATTATAAAGGGTGTCCAACTTACGGAGATGTGAAGGCTAGTAGAGTTTTGTCGACTTCAAAAAACTACTGGGAAACAGTTGTTAAGTGTTTTCTAGGTGAAGGATTAACAAAAGAAGATGCTTTAGTTCAAGCACGAGTAGCACGAATATTAAGAAACACAGATTATAATTTTAAAAAGGAGATACCAAAACTATGGCAAAAATAGAAGCAAACGAAATATTACAAACTACATTAGATTTAGTTACAGGTAATAGACAAGATCAAAACGGAGATAAAAGAAAAAATCATCAAAACATAGCTAATATGTGGACAGCTTATCTTACTAATGAGTTTGGTAAAGAGGTGTTTATTAGAGCTGACATGGTTGCAAACATGATGGTTTTACTAAAAGTTGCAAGAACTCAAGCAGGTAAATTTAATATTGATGACCATGTAGACGCTTGTGGTTATGCAGCAATTGCAGGAGAAATTAGATCGGAAGACACGCATGGATAATGGAGTAAAGAGGTGGAAAAAGAAAACTTGGAAAAATGTCGATATTTTAATGGAAGACGTTTTCTACGCTAGAACCCCAGATTTAGGTAAATACTTCCCACCTTCAACTGAAGCTAAAATGGAAGTAATTGGAGAAAATAACGTTAGGTCTACTGTTGAAGAAATACCATTAGAACCCTTACCAGAACCAAAGGAAACAAATGAAAAAACTACTAAAGAAAATACTATTGTGGTTGTCGAACAACCCCCTAAAATATAAATTTGTTTTAGTGGTTTGGGAAGACGCAAACTCGGATAGCTCGTGGAACGAGTTGTCGACTATTGAAGCTATGCTTCCTACTGTCTGTTTAAGTACAGGCTTTATAATAAAACAATCAGAAGACGCTATGATCTTGGCTTCTGATTTTACAACAGACCTTAAAAATGGTGAATATGCTGTATCTGAAGCAGGTAATACTATGGTCATTCCCTCCAAAAACGTACTAAAAGTAGTGCAAATCCCCCTAAACTTAAAAATCAAATAGATTGGTTGCCCTCTTGGATAACTTATGAACTTATCAAAAGAATTACTCGACTATTTAGACAAGCAATTCCCAAATCAAAGTCCAAACTTAAACGATAAAGAACGTGAAGTTTGGTTTAAATCTGGTCAAGCTAGTGTTGTTAAACATTTAAAACAACTTTTAGATGACCAAAATAAAAACATCTTAAATAACAATATAATCAAAAGGAAATAAAACTATGTGTGGAAGTATATTTAAACCACCTAAGCCACCTGCACCACCACCTACTCCTGCTCCTCCTGCAACTATAGTAAATGCACAGGCAGCAACAGTAAGGGAAACAGCACCTCAAGTACCTAGATCAGCAAGTTATAATTCTGCTGTGGCAACGAGAAGACGTGGTAAAAGAGCATTGAGAATACCTTTAACTGAAACAGCTTTAGCTAATGCAAATGCAGGAGTTAAAGTTTAATGGAATACCAAACAGCACGAAAGAGATATGCTCAACTTGAAGAAATTCGAGAGCCTTTTTTAACTCGTGCACGTGATTCAGCAGAATTTACAATCCCCTCTCTTATCCCAAGAGAAGCTCACACTAGAACAGCAAAACTCTACACTCCGTATCAAGGTATTGGTGCAAGAGGTACAAATAATTTAGCAAGTAAACTCTTACTTGCCTTACTCCCCCCTAACACTCCTTTCTTTAGATTAGCTATTGATGAATTTACAATGGCAGAAATAGCAGGTCAGGGTGGTATGAAAGGTGAATTTGAAAAAGCATTAGGTTCTCTTGAAAGAGTTGTAATGAATGAAATGGAAGTTAACAATTTTAGAACAACTATTTTTGAAGCTTTAAAACATTTAATTATAGGTGGAAATTGTCTTCTTTATATTACACCAGAATTAAGTATGAAAGTTTACCATTTAGATAGATACGTTTGTAAAAGAGACTCTACTGGTAATGTTTTAGAAATAATTACAAAAGATACAGTTAGTCCAAATTCAGCTCCTCCTGCAGTAATTGAAAAATTACAAGGAGAGCAAACTTCATCTTACGAAAATACAATCGATATCTATACGTACGTTAGACGTTCGGAAGATAATAAAAAGTGGCTTGTCCATCAAGAATGTGGCGATGAAATATTGCTAGACAGTCAAGGGACTTACCCTCTCGACAAGTCACCTTTTATTCCCTTACGATACACTTCAATCGACAATGAGGATTGGGGTAGAGGATTTATTGAAGAATATATTGGAGACTTACGTAGTTTAGAATCATTATATAGATCAGTTGTAGAAGGTTCAGCAGCTTCAAGTAAAATTTTATTTTTAGTAAAACCTAACGGAAGTACAAGACTTAAAACTTTATCTGAAAGCCCTAACGGTGCAATTAGAGAAGGTAATGCCGAAGATGTTACTACACTTCAAGTTAACAAAGGTGCTGATTTTAATATCGCTTTCCAAACAATGAGAATGATACAAGACAGATTACAATTTGCATTTATGTTAAACACATCAGTACAACGTGATGCTGAAAGAGTAACAGCTAAAGAAATAGAATACGTTAGCCAAGAACTAGATGATAGTTTAGGTGGTCTTTACTCGTTGTTATCGCAAGAATTACAATTACCTTTGATTAATAGATTAATGTATCAAATGGAAAAGAAGAAAAAATTACCTACATTACCTAAAGGACAAGTAAGACCTAAAATTGTTACTGGTTTAGAAGCATTAGGTAGATCTACAGATTTACAAAGACTAAATACATTTGTTCAACAGATAGCTCCGTTTGGAGAAAGTGGCTTACAATCTTTGAACATTGGTGAGTATATAAAAAGAGTTGGTACTTCTTTAGGAGTAGACATGGACGGTTTAATTAAAGATGAACAACAAATGGCTATGGAACAACAACAAGCACAAGAAGAACAATTACAGGCTCAAGTAGCAGGTAGTGTAGCTAAAGAAGGTATGGGAATGGCGAGAGACGCAGCAAAGGGAGAT